CTTGAAGCCGTGCCAGTGATTGTAAAACTCCGTGACAAACAAGAACTCCGTGGGCGATACATGTTCACGGCGATTCCTATGCTCGACGGGTTTAGTCTTGAGCCAGAACAATCCAAAGAGTTTTACTTCATCAAGTTAGACAACGGCAGGTTCACGGCACAGCCGACCAACCACATTCTTGTACACGACAAGTCTTTCACCACGGTGGTTGAATGGCCTCGGCTGCAACGGCAGACCGAAACATGGAGCGTTGATCCATGAGTTCAGGAGTTAAAAAGTGGCAGTACCAAAGATAAGAACTTGCAAAGAGTGCAAAAACACATTCGTGAACCCTGAGTCATTCAGGTCACACAAATACAAGTTTGGCGACTGCAGAAGCGTAGACTCACTGCTTTTTGCGGGGTACATCGAGACCCCTTTGGGTTGGAAGCACAAGAAGACGGCAAAGAAATGAAGTTACTCACGGTCGATTTTGAAATTTTTTACGACAAAGCGTTTTCGTTGTCGAAATTAACCACGGAGGAGTACATCCGTGATGATCGCTTTGAGGTCATAGGCGTGGCGGTGCATGTGGATGATGATCCGCCCGAGTGGTTCAGTGGCACACAGAAAGAAACTGCTGCGTGGTTGAATCAGTTTGATTGGGGCAACTCGTTTGTCTTGGCCCACAACACACAATTTGACGGACCCATCCTATCTTGGATCTTTGGTATCAAGCCGAAGGGGTGGTTAGACACGCTCTGCATGGCGCGAGCGGTACATGGAGTGGAAGCGGGAGGGAGCCTCAAGGCTCTAGCCGAACGGTATCAGGTGGGAGAAAAGGGCGATGAAGTGGTTAACGCGCTTGGTAAACGCCGTGTGGATTTTTCTGGAGAAGATCTTGATCGGTATGGTGTTTATTGCCGCAATGACGTTCGTCTTACTTATGATTTATTTACCAAGTTGGTTAGTGGATTCCCTCAGAAAGAACTGAAGGTCATAGATCTGACCCTCCGCATGTTCATCAATCCGGTACTGGAGTTGAACTTGCCGTTGTTAGAGTCGCACCTTGAGTCAGTCAAGGAAAAGAAAGCCAGATTGCTTGCAGCGGCTGAAGCAGACCGCGACTCATTGATGAGCAACGATAAGTTTGCAGATTTGCTAATTCGGTTAGGTGTCGAACCCCCCAAGAAGATTAGTGCGCGTACTGGTAAAGAAACATGGGCATTTGCCAAGACTGACGAAGAGTTCAAAGAACTACTGAACCACCCTGATCCCCGTGTACAGACTTTGGTTGGTGCTCGGCTCGGTACAAAAACTACTTTGGAAGAGACACGTACCCAGAGATTTATAGATATCTCTCTACGAGGGAGCCTACCAGTACCAATTAGATACTACGCTGCACACACCGGAAGATGGGGCGGCGACGATAAGATTAATCTGCAAAACCTACCACGCGAGAGCAAGTTAAAGCATGCAATCGTAGCCCCCGAAGGATACGTCATGGTGGACTGCGACTCATCGCAAATCGAAGCGCGAACTGTGGCTTGGCTTGCGGGGCAAGACGAACTGGTGGAAGCGTTCGACAAGGGCGAAGATGTTTATAAGATAATGGCGTCTGCTATCTACAACGTGCCTGTAGACGAAGTAGATAAGGCACAAAGATTCGTCGGAAAAACAACGATTCTCGGTGCAGGGTATGGCATGGGGGCGATCAAGTTTCAGATGCAGTTGAAGGCGTTCAACGTAGACGTTGACCTCGAAGAATGTCAAAAAATCATCAACGTGTACCGTGAAACATACCCAAAGATCCCGGCACTGTGGCGGCAAGCCCAACGCTGCCTTGAATCCATCCTGACCAAGAAGGCTTGCAATTTTGATGCGGTTGGCGCGGTGTTGTTTGACCCCCGCCAGAACGGGTTTCTTTTACCGAGTGGTCTGTGGCAACGCTACGAGAGTCTACGGAAAGTAGATGACGGACAATCTGTCCAGTATGAGTACAGCACCCGTAAAGGTGTCGTCAAGATCTATGGTGGAAAGATCGTTGAAAACATTTGTCAGGCCGTGGCAAGATGCGTGATCGCGGAGCAAATGTTGCGGATTTCAAAACGCTATCGGGTTGTGTTGACTGTACATGACGCCATTGCCTGTATTGCACCAAAAGCCGAGGCTGCGGAGGCGCAGCAGTACGTGGAAGAGTGTATGAGATGGCGACCGGCATGGGCGGCTACTCTGCCTTTGAACTGCGAGTCGGGCATGGGTAAGAGTTACGGGGATTGCAAATGACTTCATACAGTTGGTCGTATTCGTCGTTGGACTTGTTCCAGCAATGTCCACACAAGTATTACCGACTGAAGGTAAAGAAGGACATCAAGGAGCCGGTTAGCGAGCATCTGGTGTACGGACTCGACATGCACAAAGCAGCCGAGAAACACCTCAAAGATGGCAAGCCGATACCCGAGCGGTTCAACTACTTGACCCCTGTGCTGAACAAACTGAAAGAGTACGCCGGAGAAAAGTTGTGCGAGTACCGGATGGGATTAACTAGAAACCTAGATCCGTGTGGCTTCTTCGATAAACAAGTTTGGTGGCGTGGCGTAGCAGACTTGATCATCCTAAACGGTGACTCTGCAAAAATTATCGACTACAAAACCGGCAAGTCCTCGAAGCATGCAGACACAAAGCAGTTGGAAATCCTGTCGCTGGCGGTGTTCAAACACTTCCCGCAAGTCAAACGGGTAAAGGGTGGGTTGATATTCGTCGTTGCCAACGAGTTTGTGAAAGGCGAGTTTAACGTAGAGCAGAGTTCAATCTACTGGCAGCGGTGGTTGACTGGGACTGCCCAGTTGGAGAAAGCGTTTGAAGTAGACGTATGGAACCCCCGCCCTAACTTCACATGCAGAAAGTGGTGTCCGGTTAAAGACTGCACTCACAACGGAAAATAGATATGAGTAAGCGATTGGAAACTAATTTAAAAAATCTTCCGATTGAAGAGGAAGATGTATGGGTTCCACTTAGTGTTAATTTTGGTAACAACCGAGAAAGCGGCAAATACAATATTTGCGACCTACGTATAAAATCTCATACCAATTCTTCTGCTTTCCCGATGACCGTTAAAATTGAGACTACAGACGAACAGATATACGACTTTCAGCAAGAAGTCTCCGCAATTACCATAACAATTGAAGGTGAGTGGGAACTTAAAAATTTGTTGCAATCATTTCAGCAAATACTTGAAGCGGAGAAGTTACTAAACGCAGTAGATAAAGGAGACAACTATGGCTCGTGACTACCGTCGTGAATACGACAACTACCAAGGCAAACCCGAACAACTGAAGAACCGCGCTAAACGTAATTTTGCTCGTGCCAAGATGATGGCGGCCGGGCGTGTACGTAAAGGTGACGGTAAAGATGTTGACCACAAGCAGCCGCTGAGCAAAGGCGGTTCAACAAGCAAGCCAAACTTGCGGGTTACTAGCGTCCATGCCAACCGTGCATACAAGCGACAGAAGGATCGGAAACCTGCCTAATGCAGATCATTGAAAACAAAGCATTGCTGATTAGAGTGCGTGAGCCGGGGAGAATAACCTCGGTCATACGAACGGCAAAGCAACTGAACGATACTGATGTGCTTGTGAAGTGGGGCGTGGAAGAAGCGCAGATCCTCAAAAACCTGCGGCTGAAAGATGTGCCTTCCCCAATTATGCGAGATTACGCATGGCCGGGATTGCAGAGGCCGTTTAAGCATCAATACGACACGGCTGCGTTCTTGACCTTGCATCGGCGGGCTTTCTGCTTCAACGAGCAAGGCACTGGCAAGACGGCATCGGCTATCTGGGCTGCGGACTACCTCTTTGAGCAGAAACTAATCCGGAGAGTTCTTGTGCTATGCCCGTTGTCGATCATGCAGTCGGCGTGGGAGAACGATCTGTTCAAGTTCGCTACTCACCGTACGTGCGCTATCGCACACAGTTACTCCAAGGAGAAGCGCATACAGGCAGTCCAGAGCGATGCTGAATTTGTCATCGTCAACTATGACGGACTGGACATCATAAAAGATGCTGTAATTAAAGGCGGCTTTGATCTGGTGATCATCGACGAAGCCAACGCTTACAAGAACGTAAGCACAAAAAGATGGAAGGTACTGAATTCCATCCTTATGCCATCCACTTGGGTATGGATGATGACGGGTACGCCAGCAGCGCAGACACCGACAGATGCTTACGGACTAGCCAAGATCATTAATCCAAGCGGTGTGCCAAAATTTTTTGGATCGTTTCGGGATCAAGTACTATTCAAAGTATCCCAATTCCGGTGGGTTCCCAAACCATCGGCACAGCAAATTGTACATACAGCACTTCAACCAGCAATACGTTTTACCAAAGACGAATGTCTGGATCTGCCGGAAATGACTTACGTCATGCGTGATGTACCGCTCACCCCACAGCAGACTACGTACTACGAAGAGATTCGTAAACAGATGCTTACAATTGCAGCGGGGGAAGAAATTACAGCGGTGAATGCTGCGGCCAGTCTCAACAAACTATTACAACTTTCATGTGGCGCGGTCTACTCGGATAGTGGAGAGATCATCGCGTTCGACGCCAAGAACCGCATGTCCGCATTGTTGGAGGTTATTGAGGAGGCAAGCCAAAAAGTAATCGTGTTTGCCCCATATCGTCATGCTATTGAGATCATTGCGGAAGAGTTGAAGGCTAACAAGATATCCTGCGAGATCATCAATGGCGCAGTACCCGCCAGTAGACGCTCGGAAATTTTCAAGAAATTTCAAGAAGATCCGGAGCCGCGAGTACTTGTCATACAGCCCCAAGCAGCAGCACACGGTGTCACGTTGCATGCAGCCAACGTTGTTGTATGGTGGGGACCGATTACGTCTATTGAGACTTATTTGCAAGCCAACGCTCGTGTTCACCGTGCGGGACAACATCACCCTTGCACCGTGGTACATTTGCAAGGCAGTCCGGTCGAGAAGCGTATCTACAAGATGCTGTCTCAGAAGTTAGATGTTCATACCAAGCTGATCGAACTTTATCGAAATTTTGTTTCGGAGATTGCTTGACTTTGTAAAGCAGAGGCCATAAATTAGAAGACCCACGAGGAGAATACTATGAGTGCAATGAACGCAGAAAAACTCGCGGCAATCTACGTAAAAATCCGAGATGCCCGTAGAGACTTGGCTAAGAAAGACGAAGAACTCAAGGCACAACTTGATGTTGTTGCCGAGCAATTATTAGAGATATGTAAGGAGCAGGGTGCTCAAACCATCCGTACTCCGCATGGCACTATTTCGCGCAGACTGAACAAACACTACTGGACTAGTGACTGGGATTCGTTCTTCAGATTTATCAAAGAGAACGACACTTTCTCATTGCTCCAGCGTCGTATCAACAACGCAAATATGGATCAGTTCCTTGAAGAGAACCCAAACCTTCACCCGCCGGGGTTACAGGCAGACATCGGTCAAACTATAGTTATCGTTAAACGCTAAGGAGCGCATCGTGAGCAATAACATTACTGTTCTGGACTCAGGGTTGCCAGATTACTTAAAGACCCTGCAAGTTGATAACACAACCAAAGCCCTCATGGGCGGCGGTAGCGGATCGCAGTCCAAGCGCATCTCCATCCGTGGAAGTGTGTGGCGATTGATGATCAACGGAAAAGAAGTTACGCAGAATGAAGATCGTCACTTGAACGTGGTGATCATCGCTGCTGCACCGAAGGTATCCCGCACGTTCTACGGACAGCAGTATCAGGAGAGTGGTGAAGTCGTCGCGCCTGACTGTTGGTCGGCTGACGGCGAAGTACCTGATGTCAAGGCTGCATCCCCGCAGTCCAAGCGGTGTGTAGACTGTCCGCAGAATATTGCTGGTTCTGGGCAAGGCAATAGCCGTGCTTGTCGCTACTACCAGCGTATCGCTGTCGTGCTGGCTAATGATATTGGTGGTGACGTATTCCAGTTGACGCTGCCCTCAACGTCGATTTTTGGCGAAGGGACTAACGGCAAGTGGCCGCTGCAAGCCTACGGCAAGATGCTTGGCAGCAAGGGTATTCCGGTTACTGCCGTGATTACCGAGATGCGGTTTGATACTGCTAGCGCGACTCCGAAGGTTACCTTCAAGGCGCTGCGGTTCTTGGAAGCCGATCAGCATCAAATCGCCATCAAGCAGGGCGAGACGGATGCAGCCAAGAAAGCCATCACCA